TTGCCGCCGGCATCATGCTGACGGCGGTGATCCTGTGCTGGCGCGAGGAAGAGGAGCACCTGATCCTGGCGCCGACGAAGGAAGTAGCCGACAACAGCTTCAAGCCGGCGGCCGGGATGATCCGCGCCGACGACGAGCTGTCGGCGCTGTTCCACATCCAGGACCATGTGCGCACGATCACGCACCGGGTCACGCGGGCATCGCTGAAGGTAGTGGCCGCTGACACCGACACGGTGTCGGGCAAGAAGTCGGGCCGGGTGCTTGTGGATGAGCACTGGTTGTTCGGATCGCGGTCGAATGCGTCGGGCATGTTCCTGGAGGCGACCGGCGGCCAGATTTCACGCGACGAGGGCTGGGTGATCTACCTCTCGACGCAGAGCGAAGACCCGCCGGCCGGCGTCTTCGCCGAGAAGCTGAACTACTACCGCGACGTGCGGGACGGCAAGATCGTCGACCCGAAGTCGCTGGGCGTGCTGTACGAGTTCCCGCCGGACATGCTGGAGGCCAAGGCCTACATGGATCCGGAGAACTTCTACATCACGAACCCGAATCTGGGGCGGTCGGTCAGCGCCGAATGGCTGGCCGACAACCTGAAGAAGAACGCCACCAAGACGGACGGCACGTTCCAGAAGTTCCTGGCCAAGCACCTGAACGTCGAGATCGGCCTGAGCCTGCGCAGCGACCGCTGGGCCGGCGCCGACTTCTGGCAGGGTGCCGGCGACAAGGCGCTGACGCTCGACGAGCTGCTGGTGCGGTCCGACGTCGTGGTGGCCGGCATCGACGGCGGCGGGCTGGACGACCTGCTGGGGCTGTCGCTGGTCGGGCAGTGCGCCGAAACCGGCCGCTGGCTGACCTGGGCGCATGCCTGGGCCCACCGCATCGTGCTTGAGCGGCGGATGGAGATCGCGCCGGCGCTGCTGGACTTCCAGGCGGATGGCGATCTGACCATCGTGGAGCGGCCGGGCGACGACGTGAAGGCCGTGGCGGACATCCTGTGCCGCGTGCGGGATGCGGGGCTGATGCCCGAGAAGGCCGGGATCGGCGTGGACGCCGCCGGCATCGGCGACATCGTGGACGAACTGCTGCAGGAAGAACGGGGGTTCGTCATGGACAACATCATGGGCATCAGCCAGGGCTGGCGACTGAACGGCGCGATCAAGACCTGCGAGCGCAAGGTGGCCGGCGGCAACCTGGTGCACGGCGCCAGCCGTCTCATGGCCTGGTGCGTCGGCAACGCCAAGACGGTGCAGCAGGGCAACGCCATCGGCATCACCAAGCAGGTCAGCGGCAAGGCCAAGATCGACCCGCTGATGGCCCTGTTCGACGCGGCTTCGCTGATGGCACTGAACCCCGTGGCCGCCGGCGGCGCTGCGTTTCTGGACCTGAACCAAGCATGACCCTTCGCGACCGCATCACCGCAGCGCTTCAGGCCCTGCGGGGCGCAGCCGTGCACAACGAGGCGTACAACCACCCGAACGGCAGCCTGTCGGCGAACGACCTAATGCGCCTGGGGCTGGAGGCGACCACCTTCGGGCCGGCAGTCACCGACAGCAGCGCGCTGCTGGTGGGTGCGGTGTATTCGTGCCTGGACAAGCTGAGCGGCGCTGTGAGCCAGCTGCCGCTGCACGAATACCGCGAGGCGCCCGGCGGCCGTCAGCAGATCACGCCGCACTCGGCGCTGTGGTGGATGTTGAACGAAAGCCCGGCGCCGGCATGGACGGCGACCAGCTGGAAGCAGTGGATCGTGCGTTGCGTGAAGCTGCGCGGCGACCAGCACACCGAGATCCTACGCCGCGGCGACGGCGAGCCGATCGGCCTGCGCGTGCACCACCCCGACCGGGTGGTCGTCAAGACCGTGGAGGGCCGGCTGCGGTATGCGTGCCAGGATGCCGAGACCGGCAAGGCATACGGCGTCGACCAGGACGACATGCTGCACTTCACCGGCCTGGGGTTCGACGGCGAACGCAGCGTGTCGGCCATCAAATGGGCCGCCCGCAACGCCATCGCGGCCGAACTCGGCGCGGCGCGCTACATCGGCAAGACGATTACCGAAGGCGGCATGCCGCGGGTCGCCCTGGAATACCCCGCGGCGCTGAATCCTGCCATCGCCCAGGCCCTGCGCGAGTCCTTCGCGGCCACCTACGGCAACGGCGAGGGCGGCAAGCTGCCGCTGGTGCTGGCCAACGGCGGCAAGGCGCACGAACTGAGCATCAGCCCGGTCGACATGGAGCTGCTGGCAAGCCGGCGCCTGGACAAGCAAACGATCTGCGAGGTCATGGGCGTGCCGCCGATCATCATCGGCGACAGCGAGAAGACCAGCAGCTGGGGCACAGGCGTCGAACAGGTGATGCTTGGCTGGGTCAAGAACAGCATCCAGCCCATGCTTGGCGGCTGGGAAGAGGAGCTGAACAGGAAGCTGTTCCGCCGCGCCGGGCGCTTCGTCGAGTTCAGCCTCGGCGCGCTTTTGCGCGGCGACAGCAAGGCGCAGGCTGATGCTTTCCGCGCGGCCCTGGGCGGGCCCGGCAGCGGTGACGGCTGGATGACCGTGAACGAGATCCGCGGCCTGCTGAACCTGCCGCGCCTGACAGACCCCGAGGCCGACAAGCCATTCAAGGCCCAGCGCGGCGCCGCCGCTCCTAAGGAACCTACCCCACCATGAAACAGCTGCTGCAGTTGCTGGCGACGAACGCCCGCGTCGACAAGGCGCCGGCCATCCGCGCCGAGGCCGGCAAGGTCTACATCTACGACGTGATCGACCGCGACTGGGGCGCATCGGCCAAGGCGCTGATCGACGCGCTGGCGCCTTACTCCGGCCAGCCGGTCGCGCTGCACATCAACAGCCCCGGCGGCGACGTGTTCGAGGCCCGGGCCATGGTGGCCGCGGTGCGCAACCACGGCGCCCCGGTGACCACCTACATCGACGGCCTGGCAGCCAGCGCGGCCACCTACCTGGCGCTGGCCGGCGACAAGGTGCACATCACCGACGGCGGCCTGTTCATGGTGCACAACAGCTGGACCCTGGCCTGGGGCAACAAGCACGAGATGCGCACCACGGCCGACCTGCTGGACAAGATCGACGGCACGATCGCCAACGACTACGCCCGCAAGACCGGCGCCAGCGCCGAGCAGATCGCCGCGTGGATGGATGCGGAAACCTGGTTCACGGCGGCCGAGGCGAAGGACGCCGGGTTCGTCGACGAGGTCACGGGCGCCGACGATGACGGCAAGGCCGCGCGCTGGAATCTCAGCGCCTACGCCAACGCCCCGAAGCCGAAGGCGCCGGCCGAGCCGGACCCCGCCGAACTGGCCGCTCAAGCCGAGCGCCAGCACCGCCTGAACCGCAGCCGCCTGGCGCTGCTGGACACCCCGAACTGAGCGCTCTCGCGCCAGCCAAGCCGCCCTCGTGGCGGCTTTTTTCATGCTCAACACCTGAAAGGACATCATGAGCATCCAAGCCCTGCGGGAGCAACTCTCCCACGAAAACCGCGCCGCCCGCGCCCTGCTGGACTCCAAGGGCGACCGCCCCTGGACGAAAGAGGAGCAGGCCACCTTCGACAACCACATGGACACGGCCGAGCGGCTGAAGGCGCAGATCCAGGCGCACCAGCGCATGCTCGACGCCGACGCCGAGCGCAACTTCAGCGACGCGCAGCGCGAGTCGAAGAAGAAGGGCGAGCCCGGCGAGATCGACGCGCTGGCCGCGGTGGCCCTGTACATGCGCCACGGCAACAACGTCACCGCCGAGCAGGCCGTCGCCATCCGCAACGCCATGTCCACCACGACCACGACCGAAGGCGGCCACACCGTGCCGACCGAGGTCTACACGATGGTGATCGAGGCGATGAAGGAGTTCGGCGCGCTGCGCGACATCGCGCAGGTGATCGCCACCGAAGGCGGCAACCCGCTGAACTTCCCGACCAGCGACGGCACGGCCGAGGTCGGCGAGATCGTGGCCGAGAACGCCCCCGCGTCGTCCGGAGACATCACCTTCGGCGTGGCCGCGGTGAACCCGTACATGTACAGCTCGAAGAAGATCGCGCTGCCCTGGCAGCTGATCGCCGACAGCGCCGTGGACGTTGTCGCGCTGGTGACCCGCCGCCTGGCCGAGCGCCTGGGCCGCATCACGAACACGCACTACACCGTCGGCACCGGCAGCGGCCAGCCGTTCGGCGTCATGGCGCGCGCTGCCACCGGCAAGACCGGCGCGACCGGCACCGCCACGTCGGTGACCTTTGACGACCTGTACGACCTGAAGCACAGCGTCAACCGGGCCTATCGCCGCAACGGGCGGTTCATGCTGAACGACCTGTCGGTGGGCATCGTCTCCAAAATCAAGGAGACCACCGGCCGCCCGATCTGGGAGCCGAGCCTGACGGCCGGCGCGCCGGACCGCCTGCTGGGCCACGAGGTCGTGACGAACGACGACGTCGCCGTGATGGCCGCGAACGCGAAGTCGATCGCCTTCGGCGACTTCTCGCGCTTCATCATCCGCGACGTGGCCGGCTCGATGATCCTGCGCCGCTTCGACGACTCGGCCTTCGCCCTGAACGGCCAGGTCGGCTTCTGCGGCTGGATGCGGACCGGCTCGAACCTGGTCGACACCGCCGCGGTGAAGGTGTTCGTCAACTCGGCGAGCTGACGTGGCGACCCGCAAGCCGAAGCGGGAAGACGGCGCGCAGGACCAGGCCCGCGCGCTCGTCGACCTGCCCGACCTGGGGGTCATGTCGGGCCGCCTGCTGGTGGCCGATGCCGCCACGGTGGCGGCACTGGTGGCCAGCGGCAAAGCCGACACCCACCCCGACGCGGTGGCCTACGCCAAGACGCTGGCCGACAGCGAGTAGCGGACCCAGCCGCTATGCACCCGCCTGGGTGCATGCGCTTGCGCCCCAACAGAGGAACAACCCATGACCATCCGACTGCTGACAGACTGGCCCTACAAGCGGGCCAGCAACGCGGGCTATGTGACCATCCCCGCCGGCTCAATCGTCTCCGTCTTCGACGCTGCGACCGAGGCCGGCATGATCGCTGCCAAGGTGGCCGGCGCCAGCGCCGCAGCCGTGACCTGGACGCCGCCGAGCGATGCGCCGATCTACACCGATCTGCTGCCGGCCGAGGTGGTCGAAACCCGAGCCTTGGTGTCAGGGGATGAGATTCCATCGGTCACGTACAACGGCGCCGGCAGGATTTCCGGTTTTGTGTCGGATGGCGTGGCGCACACCAT